TGGTCAATGGGATCCTGCTGACAGCCAGCGTGGGTCTGAGCGTTCCCGTATTATTTCTCCTGCACTTCAACAGGCAGTTGAGTCTAATGTAGCGGAACTAGAAGAAGCTACGTTTGGCCGTGGTAAGTGGTTTGATGTTAGCGATAATCTGGGCGACACTGAACGTCAAGACGTACTGTTTCTTCGTAAGAAGCTTACAGAAGACTTTGAAGATTGTATGGTACGTAAGGCCGTAGCAGAATGTCTTATCAACGCTGCTGTCTTTGGTACAGGTGTTGGTGAACTTGTTATTGAAGAAATGAAAGAGATGGCTCCTGCTACTCAACCTGTGATGGGTGGAGATCTTCAAGCAGTAGGTGTTACCATGACAGAGCGTGTTAAGGTAAAGCTTAAGCCAATACTTCCTCAGAACTTCCTGATTGATCCTGTAGCAACGTCTGTAGAAGATGCTTTGGGTGTGGCTGTTGATGAGTTTGTTAGCCGTCACCAAGTAGAACTGCTTCAGGAACAAGGAGTATATCGTGACACTTATGTTGGTTCTGCCGCTTCTGATACTGACTTGGAACCTGATCAAGACTTAACTATTTATAACGACGACAAAGTACGACTTACTAAATACTACGGTCTAGTGCCACGAGAGCTTCTAAACTCCGCTGTGGGCGACGATGTGGAAGAACTAGTACCTGAAGAAGGGTCAGATTCAAAGTACGTAGAAGCCGTTGTAGTGATTGCTAACGGTGGTATTCTTCTTAAAGCAGAAGCTAACCCTTACATGATGCAGGATCGTCCTGTTGTTGCGTTTCCTTGGGATGTTGTTCCCGGACGTTTCTGGGGTCGTGGCGTATGTGAAAAAGGTTACAACTCACAGAAAGCACTTGACACTGAGCTACGCGCACGTATTGACGCACTCAGTCTAACTATTCACCCAATGATGGCTATTGACGCTACACGACTTCCAAGAGGCGCAAAGCCTGAAGTACGTCCCGGTAAAATGGTACTCACCAACGGAGATCCTCGTGAAGTTCTTCAACCCTTTAACTTTGGTCAAGTTAGTCAAATCACTTTTGCTCAGGCCGGAGCCTTGCAGCAGATGGTACAGCAAGCAACAGGAGCAGTGGACTCAGCAGGAATTGCAGGTCAGGTTAACGGCGAGGCTACTGCCGCTGGCATTAGTATGTCTCTTGGCGCTATTATTAAACGTCATAAACGCACACTGATTAACTTCCAACAGTCTTTCTTGATTCCTTTTGTTAAGAAAGCAGCTTATCGTTACATGCAGTTTGATCCTGAGAACTACCCTGTAGCTGACTACAAGTTCAACGCAAGTTCTACTTTGGGTATTATTGCTCGTGAATACGAAGTAACACAGCTTGTTCAATTGTTACAGACTATGGATCGACAGTCACCGTTGTACAACACATTGATTCAAAGCATCATTGACAACATGAACTTGTCTAACCGTGAAGAACTTATTGCGGCTATGCAACAAGCTATGCAGCCTAATCCTCAAGCACAGCAGATGCAACAACAAGCACAACAGTTGCAAATGCAGTTCCAGCAATCTCAGACAGCAGCACTGGCAGCTCAGGCTCAAGAGTCTAATGCACGAGCTACTAAGTTGGCAGCAGAAGCAGCAGTTGTTCCTCAAGAGCTTGAGATTGACAAGATCAATGCTATTACACGTAACCTTAAGGAAGGTGATCAAGACGACAGAGAGTTTGAGCGTCGTATGCGTGTAGCAGAAACATTACTCAAAGAGCGTGAAGTACAAGCTAAGGAGAAAGGTAACCAGCAAGTAGAAAAGCGTGATGAAGAAACACGTCAGGCTGAACAAATGTTGATGCAACGTCTTAATCAAGAATGAACGTGGACCTAAAACTTACAGCCCTCTACGATAAACTACTGTCTAAGATACAGGCAGTAGAAGCTATTCGTGGTGAAAAGGGAGATAAGGGTGATCCCGGACCTACAGGTGAAAAAGGACCTAAAGGTGACAAGGGTGATACAGGTGTAGGTAAAGACGGTAAGGACGGTGTTGCTGGTAAGGACGGAGCAGACGGCTCTGATGGGGAAGACGGAGTAGGCGTTCAGGACGCCACAGTGGACTTTGACGGGCATTTAGTGTTGACCCTTACCAATGGCGAGGAAGTAGACGCAGGCTCCGTGAAGGACATTAACGAGGCTCAGGCGCCCAATGTGTACAACATCTCTATGGGTAGCATGGCCAGTCGTGCAGATCTTAAGAATGCTAACGCTAGGATTATCACTGCTAACCATACAACAGGTGGCTCTGAGATTCTTAAGGTTACTACTGGTGTTGTTATCAACCTTAGAGAACATCCGCAAGATCGTGAGACAGTTATTGTTAACTGCCGTACAGACGACAGGATAGACATTGTAGGTGAGATTAACATTGTCAACATGTCTTACTACGACGTAGCTAAGTACAACATTAATGAGTACGGCGCTCGTAGTATTATTGTTGAGCAAGACGACACAACATTGCACTTGGTGTACATCCAAGAATTTAAAGAGTGGTTGGCAATCTAATGAGTTACATACCACAATCCAGAGCAGACTTAGGTATAGCGCAGGCGTATGAGGTTTCAGGTAGTCATACTACTTCTGGGACTGAGATACTACGGTGCAGTGCTGACGTAGACATCGTGTTAAACCCAACACCTAAAGATCGTGAAACGGTAATGGTAAAGCTGACTACAGCCAACACCGTAAAGATCATAGGTGACATTAACATCACGTCTTCTTCTTCCTTCTTTAACGTCGCCCAGTACAACATAGACGAGTACGGCGAAACAACGGTAACAATCAACACACCAGACACTACGGTTATACTGATATATGTCCGTAAGTTTGGAGAATGGTTCCCTTATAACTAAGGACAAAACATGTTAACAAACACTGAGTTTCAAATGTTTCTAGATAGGATGCAACAAATGGTAAGTCCTTTGGAAGCGCAAGTACAAGAGCTAACAAAGCAAGTAGAGGAATTACAAAATGCCAGCAAAGAAAGACCCAAGACTAGCACGGGCGGGCGTAAGCGGGTTCAACAAACCAAAGAGGACTCCTAGCCATCCTAAGAAATCTCATGTAGTTGTTGCTAAAGAAGGCGACAAAGTTAAAACTATTCGTTTTGGTGAGCAAGGTGCCAAGACAGCAGGTAAGCCTAAAGCAGGTGAGTCTGATCGCATGAAGAAGAAACGAGCATCGTTCAAGGCACGACACGCTAAGAACATTTCTAAAGGTAAAATGTCAGCTGCTTATTGGGCTGATAAGGTTAAATGGTAATGGCTAAAGGCGTAAAACATTATAAGCGTGACGGTACTGAATATACAGGCGGTACGCACAAGATGCCTGATGGCGAATTACATTCAGGTAAAACTCACGGAAAAACATCTGTAAAACTTTTCCATTTTGAAGATCTGTCTAAAGCAGCAAAGGAGAAAGCCATGCCCGGTTATGGAATGAAAGCAACTAAGCCAAAGAAGAAGCCTGCTATGCCTAAGCGCAACGGGCGTATGCTTACTAACAAGAAGAACAAAAAGAAGAAGTAGTCATGGCTAAAACAAAAAGTAGTCCTAAGCCTAAAAACAAAGCACTGTATGCTCGTGTTAAAGCAGAAGCTAAACGTAAGTATAAAGTTTGGCCCAGTGCTTATGCTTCAGGTTGGTTGACTAAAGAGTATAAAAAACGTGGTGGCACTTATGAGTAAAGCCGAAGGTGGATTAACTAAGTGGTTTAACGAGAACTGGGTGGATGTTAAAACAGGTAAGCCTTGTGGACGTAAGTCAGCTACCAAAAGTAAACGTCCTTACCCTTCTTGTAGACCTAAATCTGTTGCAGATAAGATGACAGCAGCAGAAAAGAAATCGTCTGCTAAACGCAAAACAGGACCAGCTAAAATTAAACATGCTGTCACAGCTTCAGGACGTAGAAGAAAAACTACAAAAAAAGCTTGACATTCCCTTAAAAACATGATATAATAATATTATAGTTAGATAACTTTAGAGAAACTTATGACACCCGAGCTTGAAACTTATTTTGACAACTACAACGAACTCTTCAATCATGAAGGTTTCAAACAACTCGTACAAGAGCTTTCTAGTAACGCAACACAGTTAGCAGATATTCAAACAGTAAAAGATCAGGATGATTTATATTACCGTAAAGGTCAAGTAGCTGCTTTTGCAACTGTTATCAATCTACAAGGTACTATCGAAGCTGCGCGTGAACAAGCTGAAGCTGAAGATCAAGAGCCTTTAGATGTATAAAATATATGACTTCCGTTGTACTAACGGACACGTTTTTGAAGAATTTGTAGAAAGTACCGTTTCAACCACTAGGTGCGGTTGCGGTGCTAATGCTACAAGAATGGTATCTGCCCCGTCTTTCCACCTTAATGGTTCCGATGGTTCATTCCCCGGAGCGCACATGAAATGGGTTAGGGAACACGAAAAAGCAGGTAGGAAATAAACATCTCCACAATGATTATAATCACGGAGTTTAATAATGTCAAGAGCAAT